TTTGATTACTGGTTCGCTTTGCCCTTGGGTTACGACATACTATTTTTAAATGCTTATAGTCTATCATAGAACGTCGCTTTCCAAAACTCTTAAATATCTGAGTAAAGGAATTGCGACGGATGATCTTACGAAATTTAAAGCTGAGCATTTATGCGTTGTCCAAGCCAGTGCATTACTGGTACTGCCATACTGTTACCCATCGCCTTGTAGCGTGGTCCATCTGGCGATTCATTTTTCTTTCGCCAAGGAATGTTGGTGTGGTTATCGGGAAAGCCTTGTAACCGCTCACACTCAATTGGTGTTAACCTACGCACGGCCATTCGACTTGCCATCGCTATTTGATTATCACCCATATGGGCACGCAATGTTGGAGTTTTATCTTCTACAAAACGATTTGGGTTACCTTCACGCTTGGCAATTCCGGGTTCAAAGCCGTAAGCTACACCATGCACACCCGTAGCATTCAAAGTGTACATAGGTCCACCCTCAGTAAAACCATTGCCGTTACCGCCATTTAAGGGTTGTCTTCCGATGGTGTTTTCTGCCAGAGCAAAAGGCACATTCCCACCACCAGTTCCCCATCTCGCAGTAACAGTGGTACATACAGACCCCATTTCTCTGACTCGAGAATCAGTGGGATGGTTTTCGTATACAATCAATCCTCTCCCATCTTTCATATCTTGATTACCAAAACCTTTGTAGTCACGAGCCATCAAAGTTCCAATGGTATCTTTACCATCGGGCGGACAAGGAATCAATGTATTGGTTGTTGGGTCGTTTCGTGTTTTAGTGGAAATAGCATGAGCTATTCTGTTTGCTCCGCCATTGATTTCAGTGCTTGATGTAGAAGTGGCGGAAGAGTTTTGTTTCTTACCTCTGCTCGTCTTAGAATCCCCGAGCAAGCTTTCTGACTCAAAAAGAACCTTTGCGGGACTGACCCAGTCTCCAAGACATCCAACAACGAAGACTCTTCTGCGTCTTTGTGGTACTCCAAAGTGTTGAGCGTCAAGCACCCGATAGGCGAACCCATACCCGAGTTCGACCAACGCCCCAAGGAAGGAACCAAAATCCCGTCCTCCGTTTGAACTGAGGACACCTGGCACGTTTTCCCAAACGCACCACTTGGGTCTAAATTTGTCAAGAATGCCCACATAGGTAAGCATGAGGTTACCCCTTGGGTCTTCAAGTCCTTTTCTAAGCCCAGCGACGCTGAAGGATTGGCAAGGTGTTCCTCCCACGAGAAGGTCGATTGAATCATTTAAGTTCCACTCCTTATATTTAGTCATGTCCCCTACATTAGGAACGTTTGGAAAACGATGTGATAGTACTGCTGATGGAAAAGGCTCGATCTCCGAAAAGGCAATCGGTTTCCACCCAAAGTTATGCCATGCTACTGTGGCTGCCTCGACTCCGCTACATACCGATAGATATTTCATTTGGATAATCTTTCTGTAGGAATTTCTTTTAATATTTCAACAATAAAATCCCACTCTTTTTGTGTGGGTACTTTGCCGTAATATTTTTGAATATATGCTTTCATAAAAACGGCAAACCAATTTGCATCATTCATTTACTCCTCCTTGAAGTATTGGTATATGTCCACGACATCTGATCCATCTTCATCCCAGTTGTCTTCGACACCATAATCACCACGGCTGGCTCGCATTCTTTGGTCGTGCCTAAACCTTGGTTCAATTTGCCACCACGCTGATGATGCCTCTTTGTATTCCAACCATTCGTTATTTTGGATAAAGACGGAATGGTTGCAACCCTCAAATCGTATTGAGTCGAGGTAATCACGATGGGGAATATACGGGTTTCGGATATTATCATTGGTTTTAACTAATTTAACTAAGTCCCTTGTTCTAATAAATCTACGATAAGCTTTTAATTGCTCTTCAGTTAAATCAAGTGTCATATCCTTCATCCCCTAAATGCTCTGTATTAAAATTTTCCAAACTAATGGGTTCTTTGTCGAGTATACCATTCAGTTCAGCAATACGCAATGGCGACACATCCAGTTTTTGAGCAAGCTCATTATGGGTTGGTTCTCTGCCTAGTTCTTGGGTAAGCATCCGCTCGGTGTATCTCATGCGCCGTATTTCTTCAGTCACATTAACTGGTAAACGAATTAGATTTTTGGTGTTTGCTACACCCCGATTGACTTCGGTGAGGATCACTTGGCGAGCATATGACACAAAACGAATGTCATTAATCGGTTTCCATTTTCGGGCTGCGAGGAGCAATGCCTCGTTGCCAAACCCAATAAGATCTTCCATGTCAACCCCGGAATGCCTCCAGGTTGGTGTGTTTTTAATTGTGGTGACTGCAAATCGTAAGTTGTGAGTCACTAGCTTTTCAAGAGCAAGCTCGTCCCCTGTGGCAATACGATCGGCCAGACTCCGCTCTTCTTGTACTGTAAGCGTTGGAATACCATATAACGATCTCATGTAATCTGAGAGCGAGTTCTTTCTTGTTTTCAAAATAGGGCATCTCCGCATAATTGATGAGCGTGTTCCATGATCATCGTTGGTGTTGGGTTCTTGGGTTTGGGCAAAACCTTGAGCGTACACCCAGTTCTGAGGTATGGTTCGCATTCAATGCGTGAGGCAAACTTACGCACTAGCTCCCCATCCTCATAAACTAAGTATCTAAACATTGACCCTTGATCCTTGCTTTATCTTTTTCATTGGCACAACGATTTCAAACTGATCGATGGGCAATCGTCTAAGTATACCATTCTTAGGCAAAAAGTAAATAAAATCACCTTGCGGATACCAACACGCTTTAGTAATCTCGTTACGATCATTGGTCGCATACGCTTGCAAATGTTTCTTACTGGTCGTGCAATCTTCGTCCGTCAACATGGTGTGACCCCCGATTACATTGGGTGTTACCGCCAGCACTTCAGCGAATGTAGTTGATTGGTATAGAATTAAGGCTATCGCTATAGTGCGTTTCATTTGCGTTTTTCCTCCGCAAGCATCTCCGCTCTACGCTCTGGTGACGATGCATAGAATTCTTTTTCCCATGCTCTCCAGTTTGCAATCGAACCATACTTCTCAATGATTGCTTGGGTTTCATCGCACGCTGATTCTCTGCGTTGTGCCTCAAGGTCATAGTCATGATGCACACCCTCGCCACATGGTAGTGAGTTACCACCGACTCTGCGTGCCTCTTGAATGCCGTTAATTTTTGCTTGTAAACTCATACTGCCTCCTCAAATTGTTCAATAGTAATACCAATGGAATCACAAAAATCTGATAACAGATCGCCACTTTCCATTGCAGATAATAACATATCCCCGTTGCCGATTAGTTTATGTTCCATAAGATATTCTGCGTACCGATCTTCCAAACTTTTTGTTTGGGGTGTTACCAGTTTGGTGATAAAGCTTTCCACGAATTGTTGTTCCCAGTTCATATTAATCTCCTAAGTGAATAGTCAATGTTACTGGATTGTAAATCTCATTCTCTTCTAACCACAAGTAGCAATCACTCGCAGTTTTGAAGTGAATTTGGTGATTCAAAACCTGGCCAACCTCGGGCTGCTCAGCTTGTTTAATAAACTCTTTGCAACAATTCACTAATATTTCTTGGGCATCATCGTAATGAATCTGCCCCTCGTCCCATTGTTCGTGAATGTCATTGACCGAAAAGTGTAAGCTATCGATTGTGTATAAATTCATACTACCTCCTTAAATTTAACTTCAAATGTACAAAAGTCTTCGTCACATTTTAAACAAGCAAACTGGTAACCCTCGCTTACCTTGTTTGGTTCTTGGGTAAGCAAACCACCACAATGTTTGCAGAATGGTTTGTAGTTTTTCATTTAATAATGCTCCTATCTCTATAAGGTTTGTTTAATTCGTACTCGTCACACTCAATGCCATCCGATTCGCCAAACATATACCAGTCTGGTTCAAGCTTGCATTGCTTGGTGTGAATACGCAATGCCTTAAGCACAGTAGACATAGCGACACCCTCATCCTCACTATATGCCTCGAATGAGAAATTGCGACTGTCATAATACGCACGATAGATTTTCATGATAGTTTCTCCGTTAAGTTACCCTCATTCCACATCGACAATCCGAAGTTAATAGCCTCTTTAGTCAATGCGACTTGGTTGGTGCTTGCATGGTGCTTAACTACATCCATAGGGCAATCGTTTTCTGTTGGAAAATTGTCGCCCCACATTTGACCCCATGATTTGTCACGCACAACTGTTTTCTTGACATAGGTTCCACATGGTCCAAAACCAACTTGTCTTTCAATGATGGCATTGGTGCAATCCAAACCAAGATAGCAAGCATTGTTTAACAAAGCTTTAAGATCATTTAAAGACATATCGGGATTGTCAAGTAAAAACTCATCAATGTAATGCTGATCAATCTCAACTACTAAATTAAATTTCATAACATTCTCCTTGTTGAAGACTCAATATTACTGCCACTACAATAAAAGTAAATAGGTAGTTACCCTGGTCCCGGCCTCAGGGTAAACCCCTATTGACTTTTATTTAAAATGTCTTTCAGCATTTCTCCATCCCGAAACAAAATCTATACAACTCGCTTTAAGATCGGATGAGAAAAGTATTTTGCCGTCCAATGTCACCACAAACCCACCACGATGGTCGGTTCGTGGTTCGATGACGAGGGTTGCCATGTCTTCTACTTTCATACATCCACCTCTGCGACTCGCCAATCGTGGGCATCGTAGTCACTCATATAACCCATCTCTACTGCATATGCCATGTCGGTGAGATGATCTTCAAGTTCAATCTCTGCCTCTTCTTTGGTGTCGTAAAGGGTAGGACAATCTTCGGGGCATTCCCATCCTTCATTAAAAAACAATGCTTGGATTTGCCATTTTTTCATGATACCTCCGCATTCAATTCGATGATGCCTTGCTCGATAAATGAATCGTCAATGTCCCAAATCTCGCAACGCTCGTTATCCACAAAAACAGTTACTTGGTAGGACGGATCAAACCTACGCAATTCTTGGATGATTTCACCAACTGTCATGACATCCTCCGCACCCAATGATCACCAGACTCTTGAAATTCTGCATACTCACCAATTTGAAGAAGACTGATTTTTGTTGCATCAATAAAACTGTAACCACGATCTTCATTGAAAAAATGTAAATCATGGTATTCAAGAATGGATTTACCATCCATGTTGCGATATCCATCGCCCCAAAAACATTCAAACTGTTTCATTTTCAATTACCTCCATATGTTCGCTGATAATGTTGCGATTATGATTTCTAAAACAATGCTTAAGTACTTCTACAAGCAAATTCTTTTCTAAAGCTTGCAAATAATCGTCCGACACTTCGAGTGTCATAGATATATCAATTTTGACTTTATTTTTTGCCATCTTAACTCCCTGTAAATGTTTGATCAATATTGATCCAGTAATGCACTCATAGAATGCATTACTAGGCAACATTAAACAAGCTCGTACTTACCCTTACCGAATGTCTTATCTAAATGTGCGACTGCTAAATCCATGTCATGCGTTTTGATAGTGCGGAATGTTCCCTCACCATCAGTCAATAACTTAAATAGGATGCCTTTCTTACGATGCTTAGACATCTCATACTCTTCCACCAATATGCCAATG